CATACCCCGCCTGGTTTAGGCAGTACCATTCAAACGCCGCGTTATAGGCGTGTTTTGTGGCATTCGGATCCTGCAATGCCGAGAGGACTTCTTTTGGAATCTGCTCCCCGGCAGTCAAATCCACCACGTGAACCGGGCCATCATCCACCATATAGGCGAACAGCAGTACCGCAAAGTCTGGATCCTGCGCATAGCGATACAGGCCTGTCTTCCCGATCTCCGCGCCACTCTTCGTCTCGATGTCGATACTCAAATGCTTCATTTTCTCACCTTTCTGAGAGGGGAAATCCCCTCTCAATATTACATCGGAAGGCCCGTGATTGGGTTGATCGCTGGGGCCTGTGCTGATTGCGGCTGTGCGTAGCCCGTGGCCCCTGGACTAACCGCCGCTGGGGTGCCAAACGCTTCTGCTGCTGTTGGGGCTCTTCCTGCCAGGGCCTCACCGTCCCTCACTTTCTTGACTGGTCCCAGTCCGCAACCGATTCCTTTTTTGCCGCCATAAGCATAGGGGAAAAACTCCACGTTTACCATAGCGTATACACCACTGTACATCTCCGACTGGTTGATCATCGGATTTCCATTCTGGTCTACGACCTCTGGCGGTTGATCCGCCTTAGAGCTGGCTGTAAATACCCAGTGGCCTTTGCACTCTGGTCCAAAAGGCATACCATCAGACGGTCGTACCCCGTCCCCATCATATACCGGTGTCGGGACCATAGGCGGGCACACACCATTCCATTTCCCGGCTACCCCTTTTTGCTTTGCGGCTTCGATGGCTGCATCGATCCTAGCCTTGGTCGCCGTGTCAGATTTCGGCACCAGCACGGTGCAGCTAAATTTCTCTTCTGATCCTATCTGCTGCGCGTGCGGCTTGAACAGATGTACATAAGATAATCTCGCTTCCCCTGTCGTTACATTTGTCAGATCTCCAAATCCCATTTAATTTACCTCCTTAAAAGCCTCTGCGGCTGTTACTTTGTTTGTGATCGCTTCACGCTTGTCGGATTCTTTTACCAGAGCCGGCTTCCCTGGAGTCTTCGTGACATACTCACCAACCGCTTCCGCAAAGTCCTTCTTTCCTATCAGCTTCTCTACTTGAGCTAACGTAAGCGGCTTCTTTTCATAGAGCATTTCTTCCGGGGTGATCCCGGTCTTGATCAGCCGGTCAAATGCAGCGTCCATATCTGTCCAACTCCGCGAGCCTCTGCCCTCCACGGCTTTCCAGCCGGGAACTTCTCCTCCGGCCAAACACTCAGACAGCGCCCATTCCTTCAGGTCGCTCAACCACCGCTCTACGTCCTCCCCCTGGGTCAGATAGGCCCCCGCTTCCGCGGCGGTGATCAAGGGCGGAAGCTTCCCCTTGTCCGGTGAGAATGCCAAACGCGCATTTTCCTGCGCCCTTGCCCGGCACCTGGCGCGCACCCGGCAAAATCTACACTGACTTTCCCCTGGACAAAACTCTCCAGCTCCGTCACTGGCAAGTCGCGCCTGCTTTCGCACATACTCTCCAAACTCAAGAAGCTGATCCACGGAGCATGTCCACTCAGAGACATTATCAATCCTGGGTTGGATGATATGTAAATGAATCTCCTGAATTGAAAACAGCATGTTATAAGCATGAAAAGCCCCAAGAGCATACAACATCATCTGAGGATTCTTTTCCGATGATACTGGAACACCTTTCCCATATTTAAAGTCAAAAATATGGACCCGGTTCCCCCGGAGCAGGATGCAGTCTGCTGTGCCAAAACCACCCGGCGCCCAATCGCTATAATCAACTCTCTTTTCAATCGCTACATAAGGCTTCACCTTTTCTGAAAGGGCAACAACTTTGATATAGTCTAGGTACTGATCCGTATATCCCATCATCTCTTCCTGCCAAAGGTCTTCCTGTTCTGTCTTCAGTTTTTTGATGGCGGCGTTTAATTTCCTTTTGCCAAACTCCTTTGTTTGGAAATAGTTCCTGACCTTCAGTTCTGCCAATTCATGGGCCAGCGTTCCCTCTCTGGCCGCCTCGGATGTGGTATCAGGGAACTGTTCCTCCAGCTTTGCCGATGGCGTACACAAAAGCCACCGGTGCGCACTGGAAGCGCTCAATAATGCGTGATTCCTCTGTTCATGTTCCATCAAATCTGAGCCCCCATTCCCCGCAGTGCTGTTGCAAATGCCCCATACTGTTCTTTTGGAAGTTCTGGTAAGGCATTTACCCCAAACCTGTTTAGGAGTTCCTGGAGTTGGGCCATCATTCCTTTATCCACCAGAGTCACTGCAGCTACCTGCAGTTCTTCCGCCGTATAGGTACGTTCCGTGGTCGGAACTTGCGCCTGCATCTGGGAAGGCGGTTGTACCGGTGAGGTCTCTACTTCCGTGCGAGTCGGAACATCTGGCTGGGTTACTGGAGCCATTGGCGGTACCGGTGTTGTCGGGACTACTCCTGTGTTAGCCTGAGGAAAGTGATTTGCAATCTGTTGTCCGTATGGGGTTGCAGCCTGCTGATCCTCTGTGGTCTTTGCGACCGTCCTGGTGTCCGTGGCAACCTGCGGAGAATTCAGAAACTGCCGGAAAACTTCGACGGCTTCCCCTAATGCCTCTTTGCTGATTTTGATCGTTACATTTACATCCATTTGCTAGTACCTCCTAATTTTTATTCTTTTAATCTTTTTGAATGTCTGCTAAAATATAATTGGTTGATTACCTGAGCGCCTGAGGTTGCCGCCTCATAAGGGCGCTCATTTTATCTTGCCAACTCAAAGATTCTTCTGATCTGACCAACGGTGAAAACCATACCGGTGTTCAGGGTACAAATAAAATCTGCCAACTGGCACTTGACTGATACATATCCCAGCCCATCATCCTTCCACATGTCCACCATTTCCCCTATCTCTTCCAAGTATTCTTGGAACTCATCCTCTGGGATGATCGTTGGGATTTCTCGCATATCCACCTTTCTCACCTCCTTCACATCATCTGCAGCAGCCCCGTGCAGTGTGCGATACATAAGACCACCAAGACCGCTATAACCATCTCCAGAGCCAGTGACGCCCGGTATACCCACACCCAACAGCGATCAATCTCATGCTCCAGCTTTCTGATCCGCCGCCGGATGTACCAGGGTGTCTCCGGCTTCAACGGCCAAGGTTTGATGATTTTTAGACCATCATCTCTCTTCAAAGCTTGTCCCTCCCCTCTACCGCCCTCAGGCGGTTTTAATCTGTTCGTATCCGATCACGGCCAGAGCTCGCTTATTCCATTCCTCTACTAGCCGCTCTCTCTGCTCTGTGGATAGATCTTTAATTTCCTTTTCTACGCCGTCCACAATCACAATGTTGATATATTTCAACTGCACCACCTCTTTAATATGTATTCCTTACCGATTGTCCGGATTGCCGATATCTGGTATAATTTTCCTATCAAATGATGAAAGGAATGATTATCATGCTTGATAATTTTGAACTTCCAAACGAAACTATTGATAAAGTATATGATGATATTGCTCACCCAGCGGCATCAGAAACCGGAAAATTTATAGGTCGTATTCCTCGCGCTATAAATGCTGCTCTTTCTCGTTTGGACTGCTGGATTCTTAAAAGGGAATTCAATGTTGAGGAAACCAAAAAATCTCTTGAAGAAAAACTTGCCTCTTCTGACCCTAATAAAATAATTTCTCCAGAACCATATGTGGCTGTTCCAGCACTCCAATCAATTGCATACTGCATAACCAATCACGAATTGCACGATCTTTATGCGAATCTTTTAGCGAAGGCCATGTTTTTAGATACCAAAGATCAGGTTCATCCTTGCTTTGTTGAAATAATTAAACAGCTTTCTCCTAATGATGCGCTAGTTTTTAAAGCTTGTTCTATACGCCAAACAACCCCCGCTGCAACTTTGAGCATCGTAATGCAACTAAATGGATTACATCTAGCCGGAGGCGCTCAAGAAGAACAGTTTTCTCTAGATCTTATAACCGATATAAATATCCCATCTACTTCAGAAGAACAGGTTCGCGTATCTCTTGATAATCTAATGCGGCTAGGATTAATCAAGCTAAATGATTTTGAATTGAGAGATGGAACGTCCTACTCTTTCGTAAAATCCTCTAAAATTTACCTGGAAGCCTCTGCAAAATTTCAAAAGCTTAATCAACTTGAGACCAGAGCCGAGCATATACATATTTATCGGAAATGTATAACCGTCACTACTTTAGGAAGTCAGTTTCGTGCTATTTGCATTGATGGATTCTAATGTCTTAATGTCAGCACTAAACTCTTTTACGATTTTGATCAGTTCTTCATCTGATTTGATAGCCTCTTTCACATATTCCTTTATTGATAGCTGTTCTTTTTCGAGGATAGCTATCTTTTTTTCTAGCTCCAGAAACTTGTTACTACGAATCCACATCCTACCTCACCTCCTCGTCAGTTACAAATAAGTAAGTTGTTCTTTGGTGATAATTACTAATTGATTTCATATAGTAGAAATGCTATAGTAATTTTATCGAACAAATGTTTGGTTTATGTGCGTTCAAACAGATATTCCATATCGTACTTTGGAAAAAATACTTTGTGAATTTTACATGCATCTTCATAGTAAAAACCTTTTTTAGTCTCTCCATTTGCGATATCGCTAACTGTTTGATACCTGTAGTTCAATAACTCGCCCATCTGCGAAAAAGTGACCTTTTCGCTTTTCATTGCATTAAGCAGGTTACCGTACATGCTTTATCTACCTCCTTTACAAATTTCATAAATTCGTAATATCGAATTTCTTAATAACATAATATTCTTTATTCAGTATTTTGTCAATATAAAATATTCCGATTTCCGTATTTATTCGTTTTTACGAATATTTTATATTTACAAAGTATCCATTTTCGTATATAATAAATGCATATAGAAGGAGAGGTGGACCTAATGGAAAAAGCGAGAATTCTAGAACAATTGATAAAAAACCAGGGATACAGCCTTAAGGCATTTGCAGAAAAATGTGGAATTCCTTATACCACCTTATATGGAATTATGAAAAATGGAGTCGGCAGAGCGAGTGTGGACAATGTTATTCAAATATGCAAAACTCTCGGAATTACGATAGAAGAGCTTGAGAATATAGCTGGAGGGGAAATTTCTGCACACGAACCCTCTTACGAGGATGTAGAACAGCTTATCGCTCGTAACGGAAAGGACTTTTCGACAGAACAAAAAATGCGTTTAATCAAACTTTTGTCCGAAATAAATTAGTAGAGGACTGATCTGTTTGGATTACAATAAAATAGTCGCTGCCACCATTAGAGTTTTCCAGGAATGTAATATCTACTCATTCCCCATTGATTGTGGGGGATTACTCAAGCATTATGGGTATAGAGTTCTTACTTATAGAAAATTACAGGAAAAAAATCCCGATTTATATTCTCTTTGCATGGAATACTCAGAGGATGCCTTCTGCACAGGTACGTCAAAAATTGTAGCATATAATCCAGATCGGCCTCATGGCCGAATCCGGTTTTCGTTAATGCATGAACTTGGACACCATGTCCTGAGACACATCGGTTCATCCAAACAAAATGAAAAAGAAGCAAATGCTTTTGCCAGTCATATACTGGCTCCGCGGATGGCAATTCACTATTCAGAGTGCAAAAACGCCAATGATGTAGCAAAGATATTCGACATGTCTTTTGAGGCGGCTGACAACGCTTTTATTGATTATCGAAAGTGGCACAGGAATGTTATCATGTATAGAATGTCGGCAACTGACAAGGCCATGTATGCCCATTTTTACAGTAAAGAAAAAAAATGTTTTATCTGGAGCAAGAAAAAATGTTGCTTATGCGGAAGCGTATTATATAATACTCTGTCTGATCACTGCGAAATTTGCGCTATCCCAGAAAATCCGCCAACTCCCTCTCTTTATATCTATGACGATAATGAACGGCGATTAACCGCATTACACCAAAAATGGCTCTATGATATCTAAATATCTAAGTGAGTAAGAATTATGAAATATATTTTTGAGAACGAAACAGCGCTGAATCTATATTATACAATTACTAGAGAGATGGGAATTAACGTAATTCCAGAGGGTTTTAGGGATGAAGTATATCTATCCGAGGAATTTCTAATGGTGTGTCTGGAGGATATATATCGTTTGAAACGTACGAAAAATGATATAACCGCCTAGGCGGATTATATAGATTCTCAATGTTAAGGTACGAATGAGGAGGGAAAATACCTATGAGAAAAAGAATTGTGGCGATTTTGATGATTTGTATTTTATCAGCCGGGTTATGTGCTTGCGGGGATAGTTTACCGGATTTCACGACACAAGAGGCTTATGATTTAGGTGTGGAAGCCTATGAGTGTATGGAAGATTTCTGCAATGGATCTATGAACGCTGATACTCTGGAAGAAGAACTTTCCAGAATTTACGATGATTTAGAAAAAATAGAAGAAGATCATGAAAAAAATGACACAAGCCTTGACTATATTACCGATGGATCTATTGCACTCGATGTCAATCTTGCCCTAGCAAAACTGAAAACAATGGATGAAGGAGAGACCTACGGAGTAGAAGAGGTTATGGAAGACTTGGCGGAAACACTAGAATTAGATTAAACTAGATGTTTCTATCTATATACAAAACCGCCCCGGTGCGCCAACACCAGGACGGCAAAACTACTCCCTGTCCGCACAGCAGACATACAGTCGGGAGTTTTTACTATAACACCTCCGGAGATGTTACAGCTCGACCAAAAATATTGTATCATCTCCTGGTCAGCCACGCAAGAGAAACACTCTCTGGCTGTTATTTTTATACTCTTTTTTACATATCATACACAAGGAGATGATACCATGAAGCAACGATATGGCTACGGATACGTCCGCGTATCCACAGATAAGCAGGAGGAACTATCACCAGATTCCCAAGAAAAGTTGCTCCGGGAGTATGCTAAGAAAAATCATATCGTCCTTCTTTCCATTTATCAAGAAATCGGGATATCTGGGCGGAAGGCAGACAAACGGCCAGAGTTCCAGAAGATGATTGCTTCTGCCAAGTCCAAAGATCACCCTGTAGACGTGATCCTAGTATGGAAGTTCAGTAGGTTCGCCCGGAATCAGGAGGAAAGCATTGTCTACAAGTCCCTCTTAAAGAAGCAGAGCAATGTGGACGTTATCTCTGTCTCTGAGCCCCTAATAGATGGTCCCTTTGGCTCCTTGATCGAACGAATCATAGAGTGGATGGATGAATACTACTCTATCCGCCTCTCCGGTGAAGTTACCAGAGGAATGACGGAAAAGGCGCTCAGAGGTGGTTACCAGGCAAGACCTCCTCTCGGCTACCGCATTGACCGACATGGGGAACCGCCTGTGATCGTCCCAGAAGAAGCCCAGATCGTACAGACTATATTCCAGAAATATGTCAATGAAAGGATGAGCTTTTTTGACATAGCACGCTATCTAAATTCTCTAGGATTAAAGACGTCACACGGGAAACCATTTGAGCGCCGCAGCATTGAATACATAATTCAAAATCCAACCTACTGCGGCATGATCCGATGGAATCAAACGGACAATACTACAAAGAAACAAAAAGATGAAAATGAATGGATCATCACGGAAGGGGCACAGCAGCCAATCATCTCCAAGGAACTATTTGAGGCCGCCCAAGAGGTCTATAAATCTACCTACAGGCCCGCAGGCTCCCGCCCCTCTTCCACTTATCGGCACTGGCTTTCCGGGCTGCTAAAATGCCCTGCCTGCGGCCGTACAATGACTGCAACCACCCTGCACCGGCGCAATGGAGAGCCCTATGCCTACTTTAAATGCTATGGCTATAACAAAGGGAAATGCAAGAAACCGCATGGCGTCAGCTCCAGGATCATTGAGCGAGAAGTTCTGGCCAGCCTCGAAAAAGTCCTGGCCTCCGGGGATATGGAATTTGAGTTACGCAACTATCAGCCTGTGGAGATCGTGAATGAAAAAGCCCTGCTCACTGACCGGCTGGAAGGACTCGCCTCCAAGGAGCAGCGAATCAAAGCCTCCTACCGAGAAGGAATCGATACTCTGGAAGAATACCGGGAGAACAAGCGTCTGATCCAAAAAGAGCGGGAATCACTCCAAAAACAACTTGAGGATTTAGAGGCGATCCAAAGTGATCATGCTTGCCCCAGCTCATCTGATATGCTTGACCGGGTCCGCGGCGTCTATGATATTTTAATATCTGCCTCCTATACTGACGCTCAGAAAAACGAATCCCTGAAACAGATTATTGACCGGATCATATATGACCGAGAAACGGATACGCTAAAAATCTATTATTTTTACTATTGCTAAAAGTGCCTGAACCCCTCTATTTATGGGGCTTTTAGGCACTTTATACGTTATAGCAGAAAGGTTGACCTTTTTGTCAGAACGGATAAAGTAGTTTCTTCTATATTAAATGACAATTACAAGGACTTTTGGCAGACCCAGAGGATATAGATTTAATTTAATCCAAAAAACAGAGGATTCAACCCCTGTTTGATTTATTATCGCTTTTATGGTATTATTTTTATGCGGGGCGGTTATCGTCCGCCCCTTTTGTGTGTTTTGGCTGGCTGTTTAGTCAGCCTTTTCTTTTGGCTTGTACTGATCTTCTCCGGTCTCGATGTAGAGAATAAAATCGTTAATTGATTTTTCGTCCCATCCGGCCGCCCGGAGCCCGATTATCAGTCTCGCCGTCTCGCTCATGTTCATAGCTTCCATTTTTTCTCCTTTCTCCCTTCCGGGTTATTGTCCTCTGTTCCCTTTGGACAATTATATATTACATTATTTTCAGTGTATTGTCAATAGATTTTTACATTATTTTTAATGTTTTTCATCATCGTTTTCTACATATTTTATAATGTTTCCGGGTTGCATATCTAATAATCTGCAAATCTTTTCAAGCGCAATAATCCCGACCATTTCTCCACGGCGTAAAGATTGGATCGCATTTTCTCCCAACAACTTATCTTTACGCAACTTTGTCGTATTATATCCACTTTCTTTAAGTGCTTCCAGCACGTCAAATTTATAGACAAACATTCCAATACCTCCATTCTATTATTTACTATTATACATTATTAATAAATCATTTTCAAGATTATTTACATTATAAATAATGCACAATTAGCCCTATATTTTGTTGCTTTATTTTCGGTGTATTTGCTAATTGAAAATACATTATTTTAGGTGTATCATATAATCATCAAAGGAACGGAGGAAAACGAAATGAAAGAAAACAGATACCAGGAAATCAGAAGAAAATACGTTGAAGCATATCCGCACTTAGGACAGATTAAAAGTAAAAAGGTGTTTGCCCAGAATGCTCTCAGGCTCGCCGCACCTAAAACGGTAACCGTAAAAGAAGTGTTTGAGTTATCTACACTCTGTTAGATTCATCCCGCCCCGGCCGGGTAAAGCCGGGAGAAAGGAAAAGATATGAAGACATATAGGTTTGTGTATTGGTTCAATGTTGTTATAACAGAGCTATACATAAAGGCCGAGAACAAAGAAAAGGCGATTGAAATATTCAGAAAAAGAAAAGGAAACAGGAAAATCGTAAACATTGAATGTTATGACGATTAAGCCGGACACGATCCGGCGCTGTAATGCAGCCGAAGCCGGTTCCAAGCCCGGAAAATGCAGAGGACAGAAGAAAGTAGGTGACGCCCATGAAGTATCTGAAAATATTAGCCCTCTACATACGAGTGAGCACAATCGAACAGGCCATGGATGGGCACTCTCTCGCCGCGCAAGAACGGCTGCTCACAGATTACTGCAAGGCAAAAAATTATATGATCTATGACATCTATCGGGATGAAGGCATAAGCGCCAAGGATATCTGCCACCGGCCCGGAATGATATCTCTGATCAATGACGCAATGGCTGGAAAGTTTGACGGAATCTTGGTCTGGAAGCTCACTCGATTTTCCCGCAACCTTGCCGATCTTACAGCCACGTGTGATCTGCTCGATAAGAAAGGGGTATCCCTGATCAGCTATTCTGAGGCTTTCGACAGCACGACACCGGCCGGAAGGATGATCCGATCCATGCTTGGGACAGTCGCGCAGTTTGAGCGTGAGGTCATAGCCGAAAATGTCATTCTCGCTATGGCAGAGCGCGCCAAACAGGGAAAACGGACCTGCAGCTATATTCTTGGCTATGATCTGGACAGTAAGGATTCACTCAAGATCAATGCCGCAGAAGCCAAAGTAGTCCGCTATCTATACGATTCTTATGAAGCGAGGAAAAGCCTTATCGAACTTGAGCACATCTGCGACCAGCTCGACATACGTGGAAAACGCGGTGGATATCTGACTGCCTGGCACATCGAAAAGATACTGACCCGCCCTATCTATGCGGGCTGGAACCTATTCCACGGAGAACTGTATAAGGGAATTCACCCCCGGATCATAACTATCCAACAATTCAACAGGGTTCAGAGACTCATTAAGAGGCAAGGGAAAATTATGGGCCGTAATCGAAAAGGAAAAATATACATCCTTCCAGAGGCCTAAAACACCCCGGAGCCGTAACTCCGGGGTGATTTTTACTGCTTTTTAAGGTACTTTGAGTGCGTGAATCCTGTCACGCCGTCATAGACCACATACAGCCACCGGCCATCAGCGGCGTCCGTATAATACCCATAGCACTGCACTTTTGCCCCCTTGGGCATACTGGTCAGTCTTTTTTTGCTTGTTCCTGCTCCAGCACGCAAGACAAGCGGATCTGTCTTAGTATTTACTGTGTATGTCCCGGCCAGAGACTTGTCAAAACTTTTAGCCGCCTCCGCCTTTCCTCCTGTGCTCCCGCCGGCCCCCTCCAACTTGGCCTTACTGAGCGGCCCGTACTCGCCGTCTACCTCCAGTCCGTGATCTGCCTGGAAGCTTTTAAGCGCCGCCTCGGTATTGGCGCCGAAATCTCCGTCTGCCCCATCCGGTCCGCAGCTATACCCCGCCGCGATCAGATCCTGCTGCATATCTCGGACATCCTCCCCGGTCATCCCCCGCTTCAGGATCCGAGCCTCGTCCGCACCGGATGTGGTGCTTCCGGAGGCCCCAGCCTTTTTCAGGGTCTGGCTGGCCTTGGATCCGTTACTCAGTCCGCAGACCGTGTGCGATCCTGGCTTGACATAGATCGCCCCGCGTACGCAATAGGCAGAGCTCTTCAGGTATGCGCTGGCCGTGATGATCTTATAACCGGCTTTTTCCAATGCTGCCCGCATGGAGGATGTGGTCCATCCATTGCTGCCGTATGTCATTCCCTGCGCTCCGGACGCCACCGCCGCCACGTTCTGGAGGCTGGAGCAGTCGCAGTTGCACTTGGTCTTAATCTTGGACAGATCGTACCCTACAGCCTTGGCTCGTGTGTTGAGTGTATTCCGGTCGCTCTGCCCGTATCCGATATAGTTGTTGGCGCACGCCGCTTCTACTGCCCGCGCGTGCCGCTCCCGTACGTCCGGGTCTGGATGGATGGCCATGTAGTCCCAAGGCTTGCTGTACCAGTTTCTGGTATACACCTCTTTCCCGGTGCTGTCTCCCTTTGTCCCGTTAATAGTCCCTTTTTCGCTAATGCTTGCATGTCCTATCAATACCGCCACGATATTCTCCTTTCTCCGGCTTACGCCGGCGCAAAACAAAAAGGGGCAGTCTCCCGCCCCCTGTAAATATTATTTGGATTTATTATATTTTGTCCTCTGCCACATTTCCGCCACTTTTTCCCAACCGCCTGTGCTAACGAGATATACAATAAATGCTGCAATAAAAGCGGCAAACACATAATACCATGTGATTACAATATTAAAATATTGGCAGGCAATAATCACCGCCAGCGGGCAAAGAATTACAGATACCGCTAGGGCGACCGCATTCGTCTGGATGTTCTTCAATCCTGGCATTTCTTTAATTACCTGCGTGATCAACGATACAAAAAACGCCAAAACACCGATGGCGATCAGTGCATAAGTTACATACTGCATTAACATTTCTACATTCATAATCATTCCTCCATATCGTGAGCTTGTTTGTTTAAGTGTTTCTCAATCCGGTTAATCCCGTCTGTTACCGGGCCATTACACCCCTGTTCCCGAAGACCTTTCAGGCAAGCAAGCAGCCCATAGGTGATCAGGCATTGCTCTTCGTTTATTTTCCTGATATCCTCTTCGTGAGTTTCCCTGATTTTCTTTAATTTTTCTTCCAATTCAGCCGGCTTCTTTGCAAATTTATACGCCGTGATTAACATTCCCCCAATCACGCCCAAAGCTCCGATCAAAGCCGCTGCCGTAATGATTGTCTGTGCGTCTATGTACATTATCTATTCCTCCGCAATTTCGAAATACTGTCCAACCATCACGGACGGCGGGAAGGTTAGGGTTACTTTCTGCCCGTACATAGACTCTGGATCTTCTACGCCCTGTCTCCGGCATAGATAGATAGTTTCTCCTTCTAGATAATATTTCCCATATTCATACTCCATTCCCGCCGTTGTCACCGTGTCCGGGACGGGGATTGGGTCTTCTATCGTTCCGGCCTGCTCACCTGTCTCTACCAATACCCAAAGGCTTGGAGCAGCACCGGGTTCCCAGCCTGGCTGGGATGTGTGCTCTTGGAGACATTTATACAGATCTCCATTGTGCTGGACCTTGTAATATGATGGGTATAGTACGCCATTTGGATCGTACTCTGGATAGATTGCCTTGACGGTGATCGCTTGCTCATCCGTCAGCTCCTGGGCCTGGATCTGGGCAACCAGCACCGCCGCCTGGGCCTTTTCCGTCTGTACCTCCGGGGTCCGATCAGGCTTGTACATTACCACGCCATAAATCTGCCCGGTGTATTCTTCCGTCCGATAAAAGGTTGTGTACCCCTCCAGGGGTTCTCCGCGCTGGCCACGTTCCTCTACAGTCATGCTTTTGGTTTTTACCGGGTCTTCAAAAATTCCTCTGAGCTGTTCCGGCGTGGCGGAGACTGTAAGGATCCTAAGATAATCACCATGCTGCTGCACCTGCTGGACTTGCAGCTCTGTGGCGTCATTAAAAATAATTTTCATATAGATCACTCTCCTTTCGTTTTTTAAATTTTCTGTAGGTTTTTAGCACTAAATGACAAATTGGAAGCCGATCCAGAAGATATACCTCTAACTCTTAATACTTCTGGTTTTGCAACAAACAACACATGGGCCCAAAGAATCGGTCGAGAAGTAAAGGTATATCCTTATGTTATCGGGACTCCAGTACAAGGCCGGACGATTGCAAGTGGTCTGCCAGCCCCGCCAAGAACAATCGCTTTAAGAGACTCCACCTTTGGAATCGTCCAAATCAATACACAAGGACAGATGATTCTTTCCAGTGCTGGGACAACGTCAGCCACTTATTTTGCAATTCCGTTCTCGTATTGGGCGGCTGAGTAGATTATTCCTTCTGGAGCGGCATGAAAGCGAGTTGAATAGTACCTGGTTGCGAAGCTTGCCCCTGGTATGTGTGTCCGGATTTTGCCGGGAAATATTGCATTAAACTCGAACCGCCAGCAGATGTACCGTAAAAACAGCCGTTTCCATCTTGTGTAGCATATACAGTTGCGTTTGTATTCCCGCTCGGCCTGTAATATATGCGAATGGAACCATCTTCTCCCGGTGTGTATGGATTAGATACTTCTTCTAGGTCGCCCCATCCACTTACTTTATTGTCATTTAGTGCTTCAAGCTCCGCCTTCACATCCGCACCGGTCAATAAAGTCTCGAACAGCGGGGTAACCGATACAACATTAAGCCCATCTAATTCAAGCTCATAGAGCGGCCAGTCTGCGGTCAAATCTCCAGCCCGGATATCTCCTTCTGTGTATGCTGGGGCTACTGGATCGCTTTCTGCTGGCGTCCCCTTTAGATAAAAAGGAGCTGTAGATTCTATTTTGGAGGAGTCATCTTTTGTATAACGCACCCCCACAAGATCAATTCTCTTTTCGCCTTGGGTCCCGTTGTCAATCGTAATTTCATCCGACTGGCCCGCTGGAATTACTATCTGTCGTCCCTGCATTATTCCGCAGCCATCATATATCTTTAGCAAATTGTTTGTCACCAACTCGGCCCGGAACTTTTCACCGCCGGGAAGGACATAAGATCCCTCTCCTACAATCCCCCTATTCAGGTCGGCCCAATTTTCTGCGGATATGTGCGGTTCTCCCTTAAATCCTGTTACCAGTTCCATCTAATCATCTCCCTTCAGTTTGTACTCAACCTGGATTTTCCCTTTTTCAATTTTTAGGATTTTTTGTACAATCGGTTTTTGCACCAGGATCCCAGTTGTGAAATCCCTTCCAGAAACCGTATCCCCAATTTCCAAATCCACATCCTCTACAGACATTTCAAATTGCTTGTAGTTCATCAGTTCTTGGAGACGTTTTGTCCCATCCTTCCTGAGCTGCTCCACATCCGACTGTGACGTATAAGAGTATAAAGCTACACGTTCTTCCAGACCGGTATAATATTTCGTAGATCCTACACTGCCGTCTGACTGCACATATAAGTGTAATACCGTCCGATCCGTGCCCTCTCCGTTTCCTGCGCAGATTAGATGGTTAATTCCACGCCGGTAGTCCCTGGCATCGTAATTGATTCTATTGTCCCGGTTGTATTCTATGGTTTCTGAATAATTCTCAGCCTCTACGGCCTGGATTTCCACCCATCCAGACTCTCCGGCGTCTCCGCTTTTATAGCGTATGTCCAGGCGATACCCGACACTAGTCAGCATGTCTTCCAGACCGTCCAACAAGGTGCAAAAGCGATCAAACTGGAAATTGGACACCTCAACGCCAGTATCCTCCTGCGGAACGACAAATAGTCCAGAAAATTCAGGCTCAATCAGACTTCTTAAAATAGTATTAAGCTCTCCAGATACTGTCTTATGGTCTTGCCCGGAGGGCGGCTCGATGATCTTCTTGGTAAGCATTCCCCGCCAGGTATCTCCCGTCAATGTGGCCGTTGCGGTTTTAGTGACTACCTCTATATCCCCGATAATCCCTCCGTACTCTGTTTCTGGTATATATAGCCGGCAGCCATACCCCATTAATTCTGAGTCCCAAATAGACTGATCAACTTCAAACTCAAAATCGTTGGTATCGCCAAGGTCCATATCAAGAGATATGCTATAGTCAAGAGTCCCAACATCTCTGCCATTCGCGTCAGTCATCATCATGGTTACCACTCCGGCTCACTCCTCTCTATATAGATCACAAGGTCAAACCCAAAACTACCATCCCAAGACACGACATTGTATCCGGGTTGAATCAGGGAAAACAACTCATATTCCTTGGCCCGGTTATTTAATTCGTTGACCCTCTGACCTCCGACTTTTGTTCGTATCGCCGTTCCAGCCAGGGAATCAATTTGTAGGTATTCTCCAGTGTCGAGTTTTGTCTCAATTTCATAGATGTTTCCACCAATCGAGATTCTTGGGTTGGTGCACGGACCATAGACAGTCAGCAAAAAGTTACAAGTGGCATAGTGATCTATCTGGATATTTCCAATCCCTGCCGCGTCTCCCGTAAGATCAAAGGGAACATCAAACAGGAAATCAAGATATTCTCCCATAGGCTCCCCAGAGCTGGGATTAAAGGTATAATTCTGTTCCGTGATCCAAAACGGGCGTTCTGCGACGTAAGTGCCGTCAACATCCAAAAGTTCGATATCATATTCCCATCCTGTCTTTTCAGATGCGATAAAATAGCAGCGCTGATACTGATTTCCTATATACAGCTTGCCAGGCGTTTTGTTTAGCACGTCGTATTCTACGGTTTCAAAAAATCGATTGATGGCCGCTTCATATGATTCGCGGGAATAATTCAAAATACTCAACGTGAAAGGCCTCTCTGTGATCTCCTTCGCAAAACTTGTAATCCGTCCCGACACAGCGGATGATTCAACACTTTCATATTTCCACTCATAGTCAAATAATTCTGCAGTCTGCAAAAGATAGGGAGTCTTCAGCAAGTCCAACTTTACACCACGGTTATTCACATAGTATATGTCTTTCACTGTCCTACAACCTCCCTCACCACGCGCGCAAACTCTCGGTTCTTCGCATAGATTCCCATTCCGTCCATCTCATTTGCGATAGACGTAGAAACAATCGCCGCAAATTCTCTTGCCAGTTTCTTTATGTCCTCATCGGATAGGGACACGGTAAGATTCTTTTCCCTGTCCTTCCAGGCAAGCGCTTCCCTTGCCCCTACCGCACTCACGATATTATCAGCCACTTTCGCCTGATTCGCGTCCACGGAAAAGTACACATCAGCCATTGCGGCCTCGATATCAAGCCCTTTCAGGTTATCCAGAGCCGCCTGAGAAACATCTTGAGACGCTTTCTCGACCGCACTCTTTTCATCCTCGATTCCGCCGGCAAGGCCTTGGTCAAACCACCTACCTAATTGCCTTGTTTTTCGAGATGGAGAATGCTCATCCAGCCAGCTCTTTGCCGCATTATAAGCACTTTTTGCTAACTCAGCAGCCTTGCTTGCAGCATCGCTAATCCAGTCCCCAATCCCTTTTACAAATCCTGATCCAAAATTTGATCCAGCACTGCTTCCATCTGCGGTATCTGCTCCTGCTTCCGCGCTGTCACCAAGAGCTTCACCTTTCAATCGTGCTTCTCCGCTTTTCCCGCCAACTCCAGAGGCGTACTGAGAACCAAACTTTCCGCCGGTTCCTGTTCCTGTCACAGATCCAGCACCTGCGTTTGCATTGCTTCCAAGGACACTACCCACACCTCTTGCCGCTCCAGACATCCCGGAAACTCCGGCGTTGTACTGGCCGCCAAATTTGCTACCAGTCCCGGTTGGGTCCACAGATCCGGCTCCTGCGTTTGCGGCGTCAGCGTTGGCTTTCCCAGCGGCCTGGGAATTCTCCGTTTGGGAGGACACGCCAATCCCAAACATACTCATTACAGTGGAGCCAATGCCCTGCAGTTTTCCGCCAAGGCCCCCGCCTTCTTCGCCGCCGGAAAACAATGCCAGAAACGCGGAAATGAGTTCCCCGCCTTTCGTTAGGACGCCTTCTTTCCCACTCTCGATTCCCTGGGCGGCTCCTTCCATCGCAAGCCGGAAGATTTCTTCCGTCTTTTTGGATGGAGAGTGCTCGTCCAATGCGGTTCTGAGAGTTTCAAGAAACGCTTCCACCCCTTCTTCTGCGGGGTCTTTCAGATCCTCGAATCCCTCCAGGCCTTCCAGGGCGCCGTAGATCGCCTGCGCAAACGCTTCTTGCGTCTCCGCGTCCAGTCCATCAAACTGCTCCAGCATTCCATCCACGGCCCCACTGGCCTCGGCGGAAAGCTGGCCTCGCATATCACCGGCCACCAATGCGGCTACTGCCTCTGGAGGGACTTTCGCCAACTCCGCGGCCGTCTGAGGAGCGGCCTTCGCAAATTCTTCCAATGCGGCCGTCGTGGCATCTTGCGCCTGGGTTAACATGGCCTGGGTAAATCCAGGTGTTCCCTTTTCCACTTCCTGACGGATCAGGTTCTCCATGTTGGAGACATTGACTACCTGTTGCTGAAGCTCTTCGCTGGTGGCATTGCTGGCCGTTTTAATACCAGCCGTTATCTGGCTGATCGCCGCCTCGATCGCTTCTGCGTTCCCTGTAGCCGCCGCTTCCGCGAGAGCGGTGTACATGTCGATATCATTGGAATACTGCGCCAACAGTTCCGTATTTCCTTCGTAAGCCTTCTTATTTTCTTCGTAGGCTTCTTTGGCTTTCTCAACGTCTTCTTCCTGGCGCTTAATCTTTTCGCCCAAGACACTAACTTGTTTTTTATTCCCGTCAAGTACCGCCTGATTATATTCTTCCTCTAACTGAGACAGTTCTGCGCTTTCCCGCTTCACATCGTTCTCAGCCTGCTTCATGGCCGTCAGATTCGCGGAGGCTTCCGCCGCCACCTGCATCTGGTTCGCCACAGCCTCCTCATACTTGGCCTGCTGTGCAGACATGACAGCCTCGACCCGTTTCTGCTGGATCAGGCTTTGGATCTCTCCCTGGAGCTCCTGGTAATTACTGATCACGCCATCGGTCATGGAGATTTCCACACCAAGGGCACTGGATAACTGGGAGGTAATGAAAGCGGCTCTATCCTCTTCCCCTTCCTTTACCCGGCCATTTGCGTCCACGATCGAATTTAGCTCATCGTTTAAGCCTTTCAATCGATCAAGCTGTGCGACATCTCCCGCCGCCTGGGTGTTTTGGGATTCTACCAGTTCCTCATAAGCCTGTTTTCTTTCCTCAGCCGCTTTCCGATTCTCGGTAGCTGCCTCAGCGGATTCCTTCAGCGCCTGGGAGTGTTCCCGCTCTGCCTCCGTCTCACGGGTCACAACGCTTTTGATCGCCGTCCCAACTGCAATCAAGGCTGTTGCCCCTGCCACTGCCACTCCGATTGGGTTGGCATTCATGGCAGTGTTGAGGGCAGTCTGAGCTTTGGTCCATAATCCCGTTGCCGCTGTTGTAATGGGGATCTGTTTATTATATAAAGCCAGGAGCGTCTGCCTTGTGGTCAACCCACCTTCTTGCGCTACCAGTAGCAGGGCGTTGGCTTTTTCCATTTTATTCAACGCCGCTGTCGCTGCGGCACTGGCTTTGAGTACAGTGGCCGTCTTCTGGCCTATGGTATTGTACAGCTTATATCCTGCGACCACTCCCGTTAATACCGGGAGAATCGCGTCAAAATTCTCAGCCGTAAACTTCGCCCCATCTCCCAGCACTGGAAGAACTGCCTTGGCCAGATTCCCGCCTACGTTCGCCACATCTTTCAGCGGAGTCACCAGTCCAGCGGCTGCCTGGCTGGTCCCTGCGATATCGTCAGCCACATCATTAAAAACTGCGCCCATTTCAGACGCCACCGCAGTGACCCCGCCTGTGTTAAATGCGTCATGCAGGCGCTGTACGTAGCCAATAGATTCCGTGACCGCCTCAGCCATAGGGTCTCGGATTCCATCATAGAGGCTGATCGCAAAATCGTCCACATTGTTCTTCAGGATCTGAATCTGGCTTTCCAGTGTCTGATATCTCTGTTCTGCCTCATTGGTAAGGGCATTATTTTCGTCCCATGCTTGAGAGGCAATCCCCAGAGCTTCAGACAGCGTATCTCCGGCCCCCGCCAGACGCAAAAGAGCGTCCCTCTGGCGGATCTCCGTGATCTCCATATCGGACAATGTGGCAATCGCACTCTGCCCTCTGGATTCCATTGTCCCAAGACCTTCCACGAACGCCACAAGAGCCTGAGCGGCGTCTTGCCGGAACGCCTGCTGGAATTCCTCCGCCGACATGCCTGCCACGTTTGCAAACTGCTCCAGGGATTCTCCGCCCTCTTCTACGGCCAACTGCATTTTTGTCATGACCGTAGACACCGCAGATCCTCCAGCGTCCGCCTCAATTCCGACGGAAGAGATCGCTCCGGCCAGGCCCAGGATCTGATCTTCTGTCATTCCGACCTGTTTTCCGGCTCCTGCAAGGCGCAGGCCCATCTCTGTAATCTCGGATTCTGTTGTCGCCAGGTTATTACCAAGAGCAACGATCGTAGACCCAAGGCGGCCAAAATTTTCCTGCGGCATTTGCGTGATATTTGCAAGCCTCGCAAGGGATGTCGCTGCTTCTGTCGCAGACATATTCGTGGCCACACCCAGATCAGACATGGTCCGGGTAAAATCCAAGAGATTTTCATTTTTAATACCTAATTGTCCAGCCGCTTCCGCAACTCCAGCAATCTCGGAGGCTGTCTGTGGGATATCCTTCGCCATATCCCGGATTCCTTCCCGGAAGCCAGCCAATTCTTCATCGGTAGCGTCTACCGTCTTCTGAACACCAGCAAAGGCGGATTCAAACTGGATCCCGGTCTGGGCAACATAAGCTCCCAATTGCGCCACTTCAGAGGTGATTTTAGCGATTCCGATAGCGGCAACGCCCTTTTTTACAATGCTCCCAAACTTTGATAGGGCCTGCTCTGCTTTTTGATTATCAAGTTCTGTAGTGATTTTTATTGTTCCGTCGCTTGCCATGCGTCACACTCCTGTCCGTTATGACGCAAAAAGAGCACCGCCTTTCGCGATGCCCTAATTGCTCCATATCCACAGAGGGACGGGAACACACCCCGTCATGCCTTCCTCTGTGCATATCTATCTTCGATATACTTCATCCAACGCTGGTTTCTCTGTTCCAGCGTCATTTTCTTCCCGGAATCCCGGATCTGGAAATGCTTTTTCATCTCATTAATAAATGCCCGATGAGCCTTTGACATTCCTGCTGTGTTCGCTTGTCGGTAATACATAATCTTACTCATCTTCGTTCCGTCTCCCAGCGATTCAAACAATGCCATAAACTTCCACCAGTGCAAGGATTCTATCGTTGTCAAATCCATCCCATACTGCTCCTTAAATGCGGCATAGATGTATGGCGCGTCCTGGGTAAATACCCAAGCCGGCCCTTTCGAGCTGCGGCGCATATACCGCCCCCGGTCTTTCTCTTCTGGGTCTTTATCCTCTCCGCAGCGGTAAAACCACATAGCTCGATCCATTGCCGCCTGTAGGTCAGAGGGGATTGTTGGGTAATACAGCCGGAGGATTTCCTCGTATTTATCAATGTCCGATTTCTCACTTCGGACAATCGCCTCCACCTGGATTCCCACCCGGAAATCCCATCGGATTGGATAATTCTTTCCGCCGATAGTCACACTTTCCGGGAGGGCTTCTGATAACAGGTTAAAATGCATTACGCTTCACCAGCCTCTGGCTTCCCGGACAGTTTTCTTTTCAGTGCATTGCTCTTTTCCCGTACCAGAGGATTAACCTGGGAAGGATACAGTTCCTGCATTTCTTTCAACACATCCAAGCAAGTAAGGAGATCTGTTTTATCCCCAAATACCTCTTTGGCCCCATCTTCGCCAAAGATGTCTGTCACGTAATCGATCACAGCCTGGCATTGCATTCGGATTCCTTCAGATCCCGATATCGATTCATCTCCCGTAGAAGCTTTAAATTTTTCAAGGACTTCGTCAAATCCATCCTCAAATCGCTTCGTTACTTTCGGATTCAGCAGATCTGCCTGTACTTCCTTCCCCTGGAGCTTCACTGTTATCAATTTCATTGTCAATCTCCTCCTTATCATCTACAACATCTGTTTCAGTGATTTGTGGTCCTGCCACAGGCTCAGTTCAAGCCGCCGAGTATGTATATTCTGTTGGATTGGCCCCGATTTTACGAAATTCCACGTCTACCGCGGACGATTCTCCTGCGTTTCCAGACCCGTCAGAATTTACAATGATCGAACACTGTCCCTTTTCTCCTTTTCCTGTTAAGATATTAAAGTATACATAGTTGGTTACCACGCTATTTCCAGTTCCATACTTCATCGCATGGGACAGGATATAGTCCTGTGCCTCGTCCCCAACATACCTGTCACCAGACAAAGTAAAGGTTCTCTGCGTTCCAGTTTTTGTTGTACTCTGCCCAGCGCGGATATACTGCTTATCCTGCGTAACAGGGTTCATCTGCGAATCCAAACCTGAAATGCCCATTTCTACCACAGCAAAATTAGCTTCTGTAGTCGCTTCCGATGCGCCCGGATCTGTGTCAATCGCCAACACGTAATCATCATTTGTCACCCATCCTTCATATTCTGGATCCGGTGTATGCTTTGCCATCAATTCGCTTAATTTCATATCTCACATCTCCTTTTCAAAATAAATAACCCTGCACTGCAGCATGTACTGAGCAAGCATATTTTCCCAGTCTACTGTGGCAAGGTTCGGCATGTTTTGTAAGTTTTCTATTTTCTTTACTTGGCATTTATCGCCAAAATCAGGATAGCTTTTCTTCCGATCCTGCTCATCAATCCAATCCATAAATTCCTGAGCGAAATTCATCGCCCCAATATTCAGATCGTCCGTGCCGTCAGAAAAATACTTCGTGATCACGATCGTAAATCCATACTCTTTCTCAGCCCCAACACGGATATATTTCCGCCGGACTTTTGCGGAGTAATTAGTCAAAAAGGATATATCTCCTTCCTGGTCCGATGAAACATTAAAGTTCAAAAGACGGCCGGCCAGCTCCTCCACTTTCGGCGTCACATAGACCACCATAGCGTCATGCTTTGTCATCGTCCGCGCCCCCTCACATAGTTCTGCACAGCCTGAAGGTAATCATCCATCCTTGCGGTCTTCATGGCCTTATCCCATTCCGATGTAGCCAAGGGATGTCTGGCCCCGCTGTGATTCAGCCTTATCCCCGTGACCACTTTACTCTCCCCTTTCGCTGCCCAAGGGCTGCCAGTGAGCCTCGAAACCATCAGAAATCCTTCATACTGGAAACGGGCATAAGGAGATAGATAGTGCACAACTCCGTGGTCGCCTTCCACGTAGGTTCTTACATTTCGGGACAACACCATGTTTCTGGCCGGGACGTATGGCTGCATTAGCCGTCTTGCCTCCTGGGCCATAAAGAGCAGGGTCCGGTTCCCGCCTGTCGCCCCATTGACGATCGTTGGGATTGGCTTATTCCATTTCACTTCTGTTTTCATACTATCTATCCACCTACCCTATAATGCTTAGCCATCTTGTGGGACGTATTATCAGAGACTGCTGTCACCACAAAGGCGTCTGGTTTATATCGCTTCAGGAGTTCCGTTGCTGTATACGGCGACTTTCCGGTAATCTCTTCCTGGCACTCTCCTTTTACCACGATATCCCCAAGGCTTGCCGTAAAAAGACCTGACCGGTCTTCTTGCTCCGCCCACTCGTGATAGGGACGATAGTTTTCTGATTCCGGGATTCTGGCCGTATATACATTGGCCATCTTCGCAGTCTTATCAGATTCCACACGCCCTATCACATTTTTATAATAGCAATCATGCAGGACCGTCCTTTGCCAAGTGTCTTTCATGCTGTCCGGATTATCATTGGCTTGTAGACGGTTGTAGATCGTGATCGTGTGGATGTAATTTGGATTCATTTTTAATCAACCCCTCTGTAGAGCAGCCCTGTACCGCTCAAATAGAAGGATACAAGACTACTAATCTTAGTCTGCCTTGCCGCTAAAGAAGAGTAATCCGACTGCGAAAGATCATAGGACCCACTATCTCCATCATTACTATAAGATACCAGTTGTCCCCCACCATTCGCGAAATTGTCTTTGTCCAGACTGTTTGCCTCCCACAAAAACTCCGTCACCGCACAGATACAGTTCTTCACGTCATCTGTAAGTAACGTCTGATCAGCTACGATGCGCCCATAGGTTCGGTTATTGACTTCCTTCTCGGCAAGACGTTCGAAGAATGGAAAATCAGTTTCTGTAATCTCTGGATCTCTGCCAAGGAGGTAATCGGTAACATAATATTGATAATCCGCATACATATAATACTTTACCCCTTATGATGATTTCATAATCCCGGCTGCTTTTAAGGAATCAAGCAGGGATTTAAACTCTGCTTTTGATACCTGATCGCCAACAGCTTCAGGAACCAGTTCCGCTTGCGACATTTTGGAAGCTCCAGATTCCTCGTAAGCTTCTGTGATTTCTTCAATCACTTCTGGGATTTTATCCCCAGAAATATCGGATACCTGGCCGCTGCCTTTAATTGCAACGGCCAGCTTTTTTAAAGCTTCAATCGTTCCCATGCGTTAAGCCCCCTTTCACGCCTGTTCAGCCAACTTTACGGTAAGCGGTACTGCTGCATTGTCAACAGTCACAGTCTGGGTAGAGGACACATAGCCTTTCGCGGAAACTTTAGCTTTGTAAGATCCTTTGCGCAGGTTAAATACAGCCTGACCAGAATCGTCTGTAGTTAAAATTGCTCCATCTACGTTTACCCGTGCGCCCTGAATCGCTGTAGATTCGCTATCCTGCACAGTAAAAGTAACTGTCTGAGTTGTTACAGGCGTTCCAGGTTCAATGTACGCAAATGGACAACCGGTTCTGTCTTCGTTCATTCGCGTAGCAGGATTCGGAAGCGCCCAGCCCATACGAAAGACTACACGCAATGCGATCATGTCCTGCTGTGCCAGGTTGTAGACGATTTCTTTCGTTTCTGGATCCTGGATAACGCCCTGATCCAAAATCTTAACTGTGATATCCTGACGAATAGAATACACCGCCTGGGAGAAATCCCCTACTACAAGCTGTGCGATATTCGAGAAGAAACCTCCATTTTCTGGGAAAGTCATTGCAGCACCATCCAAGGTATATCTTGCGGACTCCTGCATAGTTCTCATGAAAATCGGAACTCCATTTGCGTCTCTCAAGCCACGGAGCTTGGACTTGAAATTCATAGCCGCAATAGCTCCATTTACACCGTATCCATCATTTTCAACCTTCGCAAAAACGCCATCTTCCCCAAGAATCAGATCATACCAGTCTTTTCCCTCTGCCGGCGCAACATTGTTCCCCGCCTGTCTTGCACGAGTGATAATATCCGCATCCCATTCTGCTGGTCTGTTGTCGCCAAAAATAACGGCTCCATCGACTCGCTGTCCAATGGCTTCATTTACTCTAGGGGTAATTTCGCCCATGATGTCGATTTCCGCATCGTCAAAAACAGATTCCGGGATAGGTACAATCACAGCCAACTCTGCAGCGGTCAAAAACACATTGTCCCAAGCCTGCCTGGTGGTCTGTTTCATTCCGGTATCCCCATTGACCCAATAAGCGGTCGGGAGGAAATCAAGTACCCTGATTCGAGTCTGTTTGCTGGTCATATTAGGGAGCTTCCTGGCCATCCCTAAAAATGTAGACTGCTTTGGCGCGTCCTGGAACACTGTAGATACAACTTGTTCGCGGATGAGAGCTTCCACATCCGCCCGATTTACAATATTTACTGCCATAATTTACATTCCTTTCTATTCTGATCTTCCAAACAGGCTTCTCAGTGCTTCATTAGCCTGTTCCTTTTTGGTTTGCGCAGTTTGATCGATTCCAGATGTCGTGGAGACTACCCTAGGCACCGGCTTGTCGCTTGCAAATAGATAGTCGTTTTCTTTCTTGACGACTTCTAAAGCTGCTTCGATATCTGCCGTCTGGTTCTTGCTCTTTTTCAGCGTCTCCAAATCCAACAGAGCCATGACTGCCGTACTGTTCTTTGCTCCTGATTTCCGGACAGCTTCTTTCAGGCAATCATTAAAGGCATAATCAGACTTGATTCTCTCAATCTCTGCGTCTTTTCCAGATAATTTCGTCTGCAGGTCTTTCACGCTCTGTTGCAATCCAGCAGCGTCAATTCCTTCCATAGCTTTCAGAGATGCCTGTGCTGTCTCCAATTGGGATTTATAGGTGTCTCGCTCGGCGGTAATGGAATTAATTTCTTTCCCCACTTCCGCCATCACAAAATCAATCTGCTCCTGCGTCATACCTTTTTCTTTCAAGGTTTCTGTCTTTAAAATCATCGTTATCCTTTCTCTCTGCATTCGGTTATTTTCGGTGTGTAACCATCCACCCACAGAGTCGCTATTTCCGGCATAGCTGCCAATTTGTCCAGTTTAGAGCCATATGGCAGGGCATAAAAATAAGACGCATAACCCTGCGCCTCAAGGGAGATATCGGATCACCTCCTAAAAATGGGTATAAAAATACCACTCACTCCAAAGAATGAGCGGTATTAGTATTTCAAACCCTCCGGGATTTTCCCATCCGTTTTAAATCCTTCTGGAACTTCCATCCGTGATATGTGATATCCTCTCATACAGTCGTTGCACCAGATTGTCATATGCCCCAATCTCTTTTCCGGTATGACTATCGTGCAACTATAGTCTGTATCTTCGCTTCCGCAATGTGGACATTTCCCCGGCTTTTTTTCTTTTACAATATTGTCTAAATTTTCTAACCACTTCATGGCTGCACCCTCTTTCTGACTATATTATACCAGAAATCTTCGAACTTGTATGCAACTTCCTCCATCTTATTGATATGCTCCTGCGTATATTTCTTACCATATTTTCTAAGCTGCAGCACATGGCATCGCTCATGTATCAGTGTCCTGATCAGCGCTTCCTCATTTTTGAAAGAATTTGGAAACAAGTCAATCCTTCCGATATTATCATAATCAGCACATCCCATCATCGGACGCCGCAAATGTTCCTCGTCTCTTTGTATTTTTATCTGCAAATCGGATATAGTTATTCCATATTTCTTAGCAATACGGTCAACGGTTCTTTTTTGCATGGGAACTTCAAGTACAGAAAAAGCCCCCGTATTTTTCTCTCTGCGTTTTGGCCTTGGAATCGTTCCGCTCCTTCCTACCTTTCCAAGTCCATCCATATACACCCTTTCCGTCTGCTGTGGTAGGTTCATGGCCTTGGAGAATGATACATAGTCATTCATCGTGTACCTATATCTGGCCTGTGCCGCCAGAATATCAAGGGAGCTTCCACTTCCTTCTTTCAACAGCATAATATCCTGGCGTTGCTTTCGCATTAGGAGCTCCATCTTTCGCTGATTCTGCAGGGCTGTGTAAGTGGTATATTCCTTTCCCTGATAGGATTTTGGGCGATTCTCTTCCCGGATCATTGCGTCCAGTTCACGGTCCGTATAATTTCTGACGGATACGCCACGGATGAAGGGCTCATACCAGTGATAGCAGTTGATCCCGCACAATCCTGTAACAGTGCCAAGTCCACAAGTATAGATCAGCTCTTGGTAGCTGTACACCCTTCCCTGCCACCATTGATGGGTAGGTCTGGCACCCATGTGGTAGGACACCTCATAATCATCTGTTCCTAACTCCGCGGCCACCTGTTCATTCATATGGCCAGTGATTTGAGAGAAACCTGTCATGAGTGCCATCCTGGAAGCGGATTCTATCCGATAGGACCTCCCAGAGGCATAATCAATAGTCCTGAGACCGCTCATAGTCATCTGCTTGACCACTCTGTTCAGCGCGGAATTATAATCAAAAGCCCCTGTTGCTATCCCAAGAATGGCATTGTCCAATGTCTGCTGGTAATATTCAGCCACCGGCAGAAACTCCGTTTTCCCGCCATTCTTGACGGAAAACCCCATGCTCTGAGAGATATTCTTGAATGTTTCATCCGTCTGGGTAAGTGCGGAAGAAATCATCGTCTGGATTGCCACATGATCCCCAAAGGGCTTCTGCAATACTCCGGCGGCGTCATAGGCGCTATTAAGTTTCTCATACTGATTTTCGACGACCTCCTTAAAAATCCGCTCCATCTCATCGTTGGACACTTTGAGATAGGTCTGGATCTGCTCCTGTATGTATGAATCTGATAGCCCAAGTTGCCGCAGGCGATTGATCTGATACTCTGCCGTAGATGTCATTCCGGCATTGGCTTTGATCCTGCGGACGATATCCAGCATGATGTCTCGCTCCAGACGTGCCGCTGCCTGCTCCATTGTAATGGTCAGCGCCTCAATTTCTCCTTGGCTCATCATTCGGTATCACCTACTCCTCGATCAGATCGGCCGGTTGCGCCACCATCCGCTTGGCGGTCTCATCGTCCTCATCATAGTGCTTTGCACGGTATTCCCATAGCTGCATTGCCCCCATCGCAACATCCGCTCGATCTGTTTGGCGTTCTTTCTCTGTATCCACCACAAGAGAATCATCCCATTTGTAGGATGTGTGATAGTTCCCGAATGGCGCCAAGTTATATATTGTAGCCCAGAAATCAATGGCTGTGATATAATCGTCCAGAGCGTCCTGTAACGCACTCTGACAGGATTCCACGAAGGAATAGGATCTTTGCTTGCTGGCCCGTATCTCTTCCGCTGTTTTGTCCGTATTGTTTGGATCTGACAATGTCCCATAAGCCAGATTACACGCAAACTCTACTCGCCTCAACTGCTGGTTCAGTCCATTAAACAGGGACTGATCACGAATATCTGGAGAAAACACATCTAACAGCGGTTTATCTACAGCTCCAGAGTTATAATCCAGCTCACGATATAACCGTTTCTTTCCATCTGGATACTCAAGTTCTTGGGTTTGGGGATTTCTGGATAGCAGGCTCTCCGCTATGTGTACCGCGACCTCTTTCCCTTTGTATTCCCAGCTAATCTGAGAATATCTTTCATCGGCCTCTTTAATGAGACCAACCCCTCGACTATAGCAGGACACCCCCAGGGGGCTGGTATTGTCTTCCTGATTCGCCATCGGGACCTTAAAATATCCAACCGGCAGTTTCTGAACATTTTCAAATATCATCTGGCTCTCAAGCCCGCCCCATTTGGGTACGGTATGAAGTGGTATCTCCGATCCTAAAACTCCATCTGTCATAGATACAAAAGCCCTATTCCTGATCGTCAGAAATCCTCCATCAAGCTTATGATATTCAATCCTTGTATAGATGGAATTCCCATCTCGAAACTGGTCCAGAAAGACGCAGCGTGTTATATTGTCATCGTCATCAAAGGAAAGAGGAAAAAAACTGTCTGCCTGTATAAATTCTGTACACATCCCAGAGTCTGTCACATATGGCTTTAGGATAAGACCTCCTTTTGCACAGGCAAATTCTACATAGAGCCTCAATTTTTTAACTGTCTTTTGATAGACTTTATCTATATACGCCGCTCTTGCGCTTCCCTCCACTTTAGTGTCCATCTCAAGGGTCACAAGCCTTGCAATCTCTCCAGCAATAGAGGCGGGGAGATTCAAACTTTTTACCGTATCACTGAGCCAAGGTTCCTTATCTTGGAAAAGCATAGACCATAGCTCGATACGCTTAGCCATGATATCTGACATCACAAAAGATATCTGCTCTTCAGTTTTTAGGATCTTTGCGATCGCCTCATACATTTTCGTATATCTCATTTGCCTCACCTATCCATATTTGATGAGCTGGCTGATCCGCCGCTCAAATGTATACTCAAAACTGTCCAGGCTGTCTATATCGCTCGTTCCATCATCCAACCTGACATTTTTCGTAATCTCATCTGGATCCCATACAGCCGTGCACAGCGCTGTTTCCAGACTGTTGCATTGATTTTCCACATAGAAAAATCTTCTCTGCGCCATTAAGATAGCAAGCGCGTTTATCCGGTCATTGATCTCCGTCTTGAGCGCATTTTCCACTCTGATCCATCCAAGGCCATGCTTTCTGAGGCTGCTGCGGATTCCAGCGATCAACGTCTGCTCTGCAGAATCCGCATATACGGCTGTGACAAAACCATATACGCTTAATATCCGCTGTACAAAATCACAAAACATGCTACCTAATAGCTCTGGATCAATCTCTATCTGATTACCGCTCCTGTCCTTACAAGGAATCAGCTCAGACGCTAGAGCAACAACAAATCTGTATCCTCTGGTAATGGCGGTTGCAGAAAAAGAATGGCCGGAAGCAGATCCGCCAAAGTCTATCCCAAGGATAATCTCCATGATATCTTTGGGCTTATCCACCAGACGGAATGTATATTGCTGGGCGCTAACGTCATCCGCAAATCTACGGTAGATAAGGCCACTCGCCACAACACGCATACCCTTGATATCCCGCATATACCAGATACTGTTTTTGTCATATCTGCTCTCTATCCGCTTCAGGCGCTCAGCAGTGATAGTTTTATTATCATAGATCGTACAGTGCATATAGTTGTAGCCCCCAGGGAAGTTGCCCGCGGCGGCCATATCCCTGTACTTGTCTATGTAATCTGTGTATATTGGATGTTTCGGGTTATCAGGATTTAGGTCCCAAAATATCTTTAATCGCCGCGCCGCCAGCAGACGATTATTGGCCTCCTTGATCGTTTTATCATGATGGAGGCTTATTTCAGTAGCGATCCACATACCATAAGAGTTTCCTCGGATACGTTTATAGCTGTCTTCTTTTGCCCCGCCCGCAAATATGATAATCCTCTGTCGCCATCCGGTATCAGGCCCTCTCACAAACAGAGCCTCATTATCCTTAAATTTCCCCCAGTGGCATTGTCCCCTGAATATATTCTCCAGACCAAGTCCATTACAGACACCAATGTTTAGCTTGGCATTTCCAACTGTGGATCCTGTCGCAAGGTGGATTCTGTCAGGTGTCGTTTTCAATTCTTGAGCAAATGCAAAAACATTGTCTACCGTCTTCCCAGCCCGGACAGCTCCTTCCGCCACATTGAATTCGCAATCACGACAGGCCCGGATATAATCTTTATGCTTTTCAGAAAACACATAATTAAGCGTTTTCTTTTTTCTGATCTGCTTCATAGATCTCCGCCTCGATTTCCGACATATCTTCTACTTCAAGCCCCTCTCCCGTGATTTTCTGTGTTTGGGCCTTTAACTGTGCAATTCTGGCTTTCTGCTCTTTTGTCGCCAATTTCCAGTTCTTGTGTAGCATTTCATCATATTGCTTAATCAGAGACCGTAATTCTGCTTGGGCCCTGGCCTGAGCTTGCAGAAACGTAGCCTGCTTATCCCACGCCTGTTGGATTTCCCACCGTTCTCCAATAATTTTTCCTCTCTTCTCCTCAATTTTCTCAACTGTTTTGTCTTCTTTTCCAGTTACATACATAACTGACTGCGCTCGTAGGATGGCCGCATAAGCCAGCTTAATCTGATCCCACAATAATTCCAGCGGATCTGAAAAATCCAAAGAAAAGAAAAGCTCCTGAGTATCTTCTGGAAGATATCGAGAGAAAAGCCCGTGCTTCACAGCGTTCTGGTTCCCTTTTGGAGCACCATGCCCAACAGCATTTTTATTTCCAGGCTGGCCTCCGTGCTTCTTTTTTTGTGTGCACACTTTTTCTGATTTTGTGTGCACACTTTTTTTATTCCATCCATAGCGGACTTTCCAGGATTTCACTGTGTTCAAAGTCACTCCATACTTTGCAGCGATGTCCTTATATTTCATTCCAGCCATGTAATCTTTTTCGGCTAAAATATAGTTCTGTGTTTCACTCACTTCACCACCTTCATTCTGGGCTTATTGCATTAGAAAAGCACCCCGGAGGGTGCCTTTTATAAGTCATTCTTCACTCTTTTTTTTAGAATCTTCTATTATTTCTATTATCTTAGTCCCTGCGTGCAAATTAAATAACTGAAAAGTATTAAAAATAAAACTTTTAAGTTCTAAAAGAATATTTGCATGAAATACAAAATATATTTGCAAAAGAACTATAGCAATAATATCGTTACATTCTTTTTTATCAAATATTACAAAATCTGACGAAAGGCTAGCAATTAATAACCCCAAAAAAATGTTAACCATAATAGAAATAACACACAACATCATCAGTTCCGTAAAAGTTTCATTTGTTTCCTGCAATTTATTCTTCCCTGATTCATTATTAGAATCGTCATTGACCATCCGAATCAATAACTCATTATTTATGAGTGCTTGGAACAAGGCATATCCAGTAAAAACAATTCCAAATATTGCAATAACTGTATTATTTATTTTTTCACATCCCGACAGAAAAAGTGTGTACGTATCAATGGATATTCCCATCATTACTGTTGGAATAATACATACAATGTTTGCAAAAATGAATCTTTTTTTATATTTTCCCGTAGGTACATACATTTTTAAGGCTTGTTTAATAATTTGTCTAGAGGTTACTGGATGAAACATATTCTCTAATAATTTTGTTTTAATTTGTTTCATTCGACACACCTCCTTAAACTATCAATTAAAAAATTTTATGATCTTATGTTTATTCTTTTCATATATAGCTTCGTTATCTTTACTTGTATATGTTATACTAGAACGAGTTTTTCCTTCCTTTATAATATTTTTCATTTCCTCCTCTAATGTTTCTCCGGACACATCAATATCCATGCTTTCTGAAATTTGATCATCTTTTATTTTTCCCGTTCTTTTCTTCCCGGTTTTCTTATCTTTATAGGTAACATTGAAAATCGGTTTAACTGTTCCTCCAGATTTTTCTATAATGTTTATTACTCCATCAATATTTTTAGGAGATTTTAAGATTAAATCAGCATTTTTGCAGTTAGCAACTTTCCTAATATCTTTAGAAATTTCGCCAAATAGACCGCTATAATCAAGATCTCCATTTAATGGATAGAATCGTAAACATAACCGATTTATCTTTTCTACTTCCTCTAACGCTTGTTTCAACATCTTGTGCATGGGGATACCAACTACATTTAAAATAGGAATTGGCAATTCTTTCTTCTCTTCCTGCATTTTTTTATTAACATATGTATTTAAAATATATTTGATGGTTGCTTTAAAATTCTCAAGTGAAGGGCTACCCTTTTGGTTCTGTACATATAACATCCTATGATTTTTTAAATATATTACAAACATAGAAAATGGTGCGGTGGGATACTTCTCGTCTTTTTCTATCAACTTTCCATTTTCATCAAGATCTGATTTAACTTCTAACACTGTCTGTTTAATAATCAATCCCTTTAAAACATACTCACCATCTTCTACTTCTTCTACACCAATATCCATCAAAAAATACTTTGCATCTCCCGTTTTTCTTTTAATGCCAGAAGTCAATGCTGGCATTAAAATGGAATCAAAGTACGTTAACAGCGGTTCTTCATCATCTCCATAAAATACTAAATTAAAATTTGCAACAAACGACTTTTTCATACATACCCTCCCAAAACACAATAACCTTACATTGAAAACCTGCCACAATAATATACCAATTTCTGACAATTATCAACAAATACCCCACATTTTTTCTGTGTTTTAAGGTAATAATTACTATAGAACATTTGTTCTGTTTTTTCAATTCGCATTTTGCACAAAAAGAACACCCCATATTTTTATAGGGCGCTCTTTTCAGGTTTTATGTAAGGTTGAGAGGGAAAAGTGAGAAACCATCTGTCATCCACTTTTCTTCGAGCCATCTGGCTCGTGGAGAAGAGGTTTTTTATTTCCTCTTCTTGATGATACCATATTATCACGATTCAATAGGACATTCTAGGACATCTTTCGGAAGTTCAAAATGGGCCAATGCTTTCCCGTGAATCCTTGTGATATGTCTCTGTGAATATCCCATCTTTTCCGCAATCTCCCACCAGCCAAGCCCACTTATATACCGATAGAACAAAACGTCCGACTCATTCCGGCTCTTCATGTGCTTAATCTGCCGTGCAATTGCCTGATATGTCTTGATCCTGAGATAGCGTTCGTGGATCAGCTCCTGGATCATCTCGTCCAATTCAGCGGCGTACCCGGACAGATCCCCCTGACCGCCACTACCGTGCGGCATCCCATCATCCGGTTTCAATGCCGGATACAGTTTCATCGATCTCAGCTCAGCTATCTCCGCATTGATCCGGCGGATTCTGCGCACATGCTGCCGATAACTCCGCAGGTATTCCTTTTTCTTGTCATTCTCATTCATTGTCTTCTCTTCAAAATTATCCATCGTCATCACTCTCCACTTGAATTCTAAAACCCAAAAAAAAATCCATATCAACCACCAAAATAGACCATTCATCGGGTATGCAGTATCGAACATCTCCATAAAGGGCATATTTGTGATATCAAGAATCCAGAATATCAATATCAGAAATTTCAGAAGATTTATCATTCTCTCCGCCATCCCCTACTCCAAGCTTCTCTGCCATGTACTCTGCTACAGACTTATGTTCCATCTGTCTTCCCTGGATCTGGATCAGCCTAGCTGCCTGGTAAGCCGGCCGTTGGAAACGCTCTGTTGCTTTTTTGTCTGGCCCTTTTCTTTCCAGCTCGTCCATGTGGGCCTGCTGGTCTATTTTTACTGCATGTTTTCTCACAGCTATACCTCCTTCGTTTGTTCTGTAAATATCAGTTTAGCCTTGCTCTCGGCTTATGGCACGCCTCATCTCACGCCCAAAATCTTCACACGCTTGGATGTATCCATCCCGATATGACTGCGCCTTTCTGATATATTCATCACAGTTTTCCGTAGCTTTATGTTCAAGTGTATCTGTAATCTCATGAACCTTATCCACCCATTCTCCTACCGTAAGCACGATACATTCCTCCTCTATCAGTTAACCCGCCTTTTTCAATAATCTCACAAATCCCATTAATCGTTTCCCAATGTGCAGATTGCCCGTATTTTTCTTTAATTTCTTCAATCATCTTTTCCTTGTCAAAGGCTGTCGGCGCATTTTTAACATATCTATACGGAATAATCAGTCTCCCGTTATTGTCATATTCTGCACATTCTAAAAGATATTTTCTGCTGATTAAATCATCACTCATTCCCGTCCCTCCTGTTCCATACATCCGCCGCCTTCTTCTTACTTACTTCTTCGCCCTCTCCAAAATCAAACTGAAAAGTCGTCATGCATTTGCAATTTGTACATTTTACGCAGTATATGCCTGCGATTCTGTCACGCTTAAAGGTTGCTGTCCCTCCGCAGAAAGGACACGGCTTTAATTTAATTTCGCTCATTCCCCTTCACACCTCCGTTAAATCCTAATCAGTTTAATTATGCAAATTTTAATTGCTCACCGCTTTGGTCAATTCTCAAACTTGGTGACCGTTCACCGACTTTCAGATACGGACAGTTCGCTTCAACAAGTTTCTGCGCCATAATCGGCACCACGCTGTTCCCGATTCGTGCCACCTGCTTTGCGATTGGATATGGCTTCCAACGGTAATCCCGCTCTATGATGTAATCCTTTGGAAATCCCTGCATCAGTTTTAACTCTTCCGACTTCAGCATCCTCAGAAAAACGTCTCTCAGAATATATTTTCCGCCGCCAATATCAATCACCATATTAACCAGTTCAAAACGGTCCTTTGTAGTAATCGTTGCAAGTGGCTTCATCAGCTCTTGTCCGCTGCCCGATTCGTAATACTTGATCAGGAATGCGGATATCAATCCAAAGTGTCCCGGCGAGGTTGTTATTGTATGCAGCGGTTCGTCGCATCCCTGCCCGATGCTACTCTTGTAGAACTTCGTCACGAACGCGGTCACAAGCCCGTACCGGTTACTGGTATCTATCGTCTTGATCGGATCTGTCAGGAACTGTCCCCGGGAATCTCCTGCCTTCGTTTCTCCGTGATACTGGATCAGGAATGCAACCGCCTCTCTATTTCTCACGATATACGGATCTGGATTATCAATGATGTATTTCCTGATTCCGTTCGCGATCCGCTTCATAGTTGCGTCCGCCAGTGGTTTTTTTCGTCCAAATATGGATTTCCCAAAATCAGACCAATCTATGTAATCTCCACAGGATTTCCATCTCGGCTCCCGATCCTTAAAATGTGTCTGTACCGGCCAGACGATCTCCCGTCCATCGCGGCGGAATATCGCATACCAGCGTTTTCGCGTTGTTGGTGCTCCGTAGTCCGCCGCCACAAGTTCCTGGCTGTCAAATATATATCCGAGGCTTTTCATTGCTGTTATGAACTTCTGGTAATCCTCTCCACGACGTTCTTTGATCGGATGACCATTGCTGTCAAGCGGCCCCCACTGTTGTATTTCTTCCACATTCTCCATCAGGATTACATCCGGTAAGATAGCCTTCGCATGTTTGTACACCGCCCACGGTAGGATTCTGAGCCCTCTTTCCCGCGGCTTCCCTCCTTTCGCTTTGCTGTGACTGGTGCAGTCCGGCGACGCCCACATCAGCGCCACATGCTGACATTTGACATACTTCTTCAAATCCACCTGGAAGATGTCCTCCGTCAGATGCAGCGTGTTAGGATGATTGGTTTTATGCATCAAAATTGCGTCTTGATCGTGGTTAATCGCTATATCTACTGGGCGTCCCAGCGCCATCTCTATTCCTACACTTGCCCCTCCGCCTCCGGCGAAGCAGTCTATAATAAGGTCATTCATGTTTTTCTCCTTAAATCTTAATTTATCGTTTCTCGCGGATCGCTCGGATCCTCGCTTTCAAGCTCTCCATCACCCATCCTTGGATATCATCCTTCCGGTGTAATGCTTCCATCACATCTTCATCCCTTGTCCCACTGCAGATCAGGTGATGGACAATCACCTTCCCCTGTTGACCCTGCCGGTGCAGACGCTTGTTTGCTTGCGTATACAGCTCGTAGTTCCAGGTCAATCCAAACCAGATCACATGGTTTCCTCCCTGCTGTAAGTTCAGCCCGTAGGCGCTGCTGGCTGGATGGGTCAAAAGGATATCAACTTTTCCGGCGTTCCAATCATCTTCATCCGTAGTCGTTTTTAGCTCGCGCACCCGCAGATGCATCTTCTCCAAGGCTTTCAAAATCCGGACCCGATCGTGCTGAAAATTATAGAACACCAGGGCCGGTTTCCCCTGAAGGGATTCGATCAGTTCCAAAAAAGCCTCGATCTTGCAGTTATGGACCTCGTGATATTGCCGATCATCGTCATAGATTGCACCGTTGCCAAGCTGTAAGAGTTTATTGCTCAAAGCCGCAGCGCTGGTAACGCTGATTTCTTCCTCGTCCTCCGGAAGCTCCAATACCATCTTTCGTTCTAGCTCCAAATAGGCCTTCCTTGCCTGTTCATCCAGCTCAACCGGTATCTCGTGATAGCTGATATCCGGTAACTGTAGATAATCCTCCGCCTTCATAGAAACACAGATATCAGAAATCTTCTCCAAGATGCTTCCTTCAGTTCCTGGCTTAGCCTCGTAGCTGTAGACCATACCATTTGGCCCCTTTCTATCAGGTTGGAAATACCTCTCCCGGAACTGAGTATATCGCTTTCCCAAGCGTTCACCTCCGTCTAGGAGATAAATCTGCGCCCACAGATCCTCCAGGCCGTTGGGGGATGGGGTTCCGGTCAGCTCCACCATCCGGAGGATATGAGGTCCCATACTTGCTAAGGCCTTGAACCGTTTTGCTTTGTGGCTTTTGAATGACGATGATTCATCAACAATCACCATATCAAACGGCCAGTCATTCCGGTAATAATCTACCAGCCACACCACATTTTCTCGGTTGATGATGTATAAATCTGCCGGCGTATTCAGTGCTCGGATTCGTTTGGTCTGACTACCCAAGACCCTGGAGATCCGTAGCATCTTTGTATGCTCCCACTTGTCTTTCTCACGGCTCCAGGTTCCTTCCGCTACCTTTTTCGGGGCGATCACCAGTATCTTGCGGACGGCAAACCGGTTATATTTCAGTTCCTTCACTGCGGTCAGGGTGGTGACTGTCTTTCCTAGTCCCATATCCAAAAACAACCCTAGCTTTGGAATCTCCAGAATCTTTTGGATACAATGCTCCTGATAGGCGTGCGGCTTAAACTCCATAATGTCCACACCTTTCCAGGAATTCCCACACATCATCCTGTCCTCGCAAGACCATCACTTCCTGCCCTAAATCTCGCAAACGTTGGATCTGTACCTTCTGCAGCTCCGTTAGTTTTCCGGTCTCAGATTTCAGTTCTACAAAAACAGGAGCCTGATCCGGGAAGATCACAATCCGATCCGGTACTCCAGCATTCCCCGGACTCACCCACTTATAGGCTCTTCCCCCTTTCATTTTCACCCAATTCACCAATATCCTCTCGATTTCTTTTTCTCGCACAACTATACCTCCTTCCTGCTCCGCAAACATCCTCGCGCGCGCGTATATATACCTGCGTATAGGGCGTATAGGGCGTATATATATACCCCTATTTATTTATTTTTACCTTTATATATAAAGTTTGTTTACATTGTTTACGTATGATAATAATGCCTTTATTTTCAAGGTTCCAAGCGTAAACATAGCCTGTAAACATTTGTGTAAACGTAAACAAAACCGATTTTTACCCTTTGTTCACGTTTTCGGCGGATTGTTTACGTGCTTTGTTTACACCCTTTCAAAACCTCTCTGCGTGCCATAAAACCCATACCTCCTCGCATTTTTATTCCTTTTCCACCCTTTCAGGCTTCCTAAAATACTGTTGATCTCCGTACTGTCTCTCCGCTGCATATATTTTAATTCTCCACCAAGACACTCCTGCCAGATCTCTACTGCACAGACTTTTTCTCTGGGTACTAGTTCAACTCCTTCCGGAAGACGCAGCGTCCCGTTATAATACTGCCGCCGCTCCAGAAGGCCCATGGAATCCCAGTTCTGTGGGATCTCCCGGTCCAAAAATTCCCGGATCGCCCCTTCTTTGGCATAAGCTTCCCGGTGATTTTCCTGCTGTTCTTCTGCCAGTGCTTCTACCTCTTTTGAGAGGTATAGCGGCTCTCCCAGCACCCATCGACAATAGGCCTCCGCCCAAATCTGATCCACTTCCTCCGGGAGATCCTCCCAGATAGATTTTTTCGCCTTATGCAATCCCACATCCACTGGCCAAAAGCGCCGGTTTCCTGTAGTATCCTTCAGAAACTCGCTGTCATTGGACGTTCCAAAAAAAACGCAGCGCCGGGGATATTTGTTCGTGGTCTTTCCGTAGGCTGCCCGGTAGATATCGTGTGTCTTGCTTAAAAACTGCTTTACTGCGCTGGTCTCCTGTCTCGTCATCGCCGTCAGTTCCCCGATCTCGTTAATCCATGTTCCTTGGATCAATTCTGCCGCTTCCTTGCCTTCAAAAGTCGTCAAGGAATCTGAAAACCAGTCCTTTCCCAGCGTGGCCAGGAAGGTGCTCTTCCCGATCCCCTGAGGCCCGGCAAAGATTGGCATATAGTCGTACTTTATCCCGCCCACAACCGCCCTGGCCACAGCGGCGCACAAAGATTTTCGCATGACTGCCCTGGAGTATGCGTTGTCCTCAGCTCCCAGATACTCTGCGAGCAGAGTATCTATCCGGCTTACGCCATCCCATTTTAAGGATGTCAGGTACTCTTTTACTTCGTTGATCTTGTTCTGGGTGCTGACGATCAATAGTCCTGCGTCCAGCTTTTCCCTCCCGGTAATGCTATAGAGCGTCTCCATATAGCGATAAAACCCAGCATAGTCCACATCTGTCCATAACCTCTTTTCCTCTCTCCGATCCCAGGGCAGGGCACCCAACACCATCCCCCGGCTGGCAAACTCATCTGTTACGATACGACCTTTTAGCAAAGGATCATGTTCCAGGGCAAGAGTAACGTTGCTGATCGTTTTCTCGATCCTCCCATTTCCATCTTTGGTCAGTCCGCGCATCCATTCCAAGTCCACTTCTTCTTTTAGCACTGGCTCCGATGTCTGTGTACTGAAAATCGCTTTTGCCTCTTCGTACCGTTCCCGGATTAGTAGGCCTGAGACCTCGTGGTCTGCATTTGCCAGTTTAGACATGGCCACAAAAGACGGTAAACGGTTGGTTGGGGTATCCTCTTTCGCTTCCTGGTCTTGGTCTCCATACAGATGTAGACGGACCAGATCAAATGCGTTGACCAATTGACCGGAACAGGGATCTGTGGCATGGTGGGAGTATAGGAATAAATCCCCATCATAGATCACGGCTCCTCCGGTCGTTGTGCCTCCGGTATAGGTGTATCTCCCAGGGATATCCGTAGGTTCATACATCCCAGGGATAAAATGCTCCATGGCTGCGGTAATACTGTAGGTCCTGCAGAAAGCTCCGATCAGCCCTTTCTTTTCTGTGGGATTCTCCTGACGGGCCAGCCGGCGTTTCTGGATTGCTTCACTCCCTGGTACCTGCGGCCATTCAGCGATGTCCTTCCAGTCCCCATACATAGCCAGCAGGCCATCCAGACTACAGAAGGGCTTATCGTAGGCCTCATAAACATATTCTCCGTCCCTGCAGCAACTCGGCCAGTACATCAGCCGGCAGGCGTCAAAAGTGGTAGGATCACAGAACTCCATCCCGATCAAAGACGCCAGCTTCCGTGCCGCCGGTTCATATTCGTCCGCGGTGGCTGTCTTATCTAGCGGAACGATTACCCGGAGCCTGGGCGCATATCCGGTGTGCTTCCGAGTGCTGTAGACGGCTGCGGCGCACCCTAGCCCGGCCACACGTTTCAAAAGGTCTTCTGTTTTTCCAGCGGGGATATCATCCAGATCCAGGGTCAGCAGATCCCTCCCTTGGACGTAAGCGCTCTTCCGGCGGTCATGCTCGAATATGCCACCCACAAAACCACCCACATCCTTAAGTTCCGCCTGTCGGTTCTTGGGCAGTGCCAGATATTCCTCTAGGGTCTCCGTACTTCGGACTGGCGTCCGTAGCCGCTCCACAAAATCGGACCACAGAATCTCGCTCTTCGGCCATTGGATGGACTTCCGGCTTCCCGCCGTACTGATCATCAATTTTCGATTATGCTGCATACCTTGGTCCTCCTAATCTTTCATATAATAATCATTTTCGAATCCAGCCCCTCTCAAAATCAGACCTGGCGCCCAAGAAATCGGTTCCCCCATAAGCCGGCAGATCTGATCCACGCTCACGTCCATAGGCGCGTCCACAATTACTTCATCGTGGACGTGAAATACTACCTGTAATCCCAGACCATAAATCCGTCTCAGAGTCTCTGCTAGACAGTCCCGCGCAATAGCCTGGACAATGTTCTCGGTAAGTTTCCCCCCGTAGGTGGAGGTCACCTCCCATTTGTGGGTCTGCTGGCCAACGGTATAGTAATGGATCGCCTGTTTTCCAAACTGATTCTCGCTCAAGAATGGCTTTGGATAAAACAGCTTCCTGCCGCTGGGGAGTTGGATCGTCAGGAACGACTGCCCATAGATCACATCCCCTTCCAATCGAAAGATCAGCCCGTTAATCCCCTGAGGCTGAGCGGTGTACATCACTTGTAGGGCCGCCTCCTCTACCGCATACCATAGATCTCGGATCCTTGGATTCGCGTTCCTCCACCGCTGGACAATATCGGGCAATTCCTCTTCGGACAGCCCCATGCTTAGAGCCCCCATCTGGATCAGTGCGGAAGTCCCTCCCTGATACCCCAGGGCAAGGGTGGCAACCTTTCCTTTCTGCCGCAGTGCATACTCCGGATTCCCTTTTGTGATCTTCTCGATCGGTACATGGAACATCTGGGAGGCGGTAGCCTCATAGATCTTACCGTGAGTTGCGAACACTTCATTGACCCACTGTTCTCCGGCCAGCCAGGCAATCACCCGCGCTTCAATGGCAGAAAAATCCGCTACCACGAATTTATGCCCCTGGGAAGGGATGAAAGCGGTCCTGATCAACTGGGAAAGCGTGTCCGGTACATTTCCATACAGCGTTTTTATGGCAGTGTAGTTTTTCTTCTTTACGATCTTTCTTGCGCTGTCCAAGGTTTTCAGGTAATTCCTTGGAAGGTTCTGCATTTGCACCAGCCGTCCCGCCCACCGCCCCGTCCGGTTGGCCCCGTAGAACTGAGTCAGTCCCCGGACCCGATCATCCTCGCACTTTGCGGTCTGCATAGCTGTGTATTTTTTGACGGATGTCTTTCCAAGCTGCTGCCGGATCTCCAGCACCCGCCGGACGCTTTCTGAGAGATCGGTCTGCGTTAATGTTTCCGCCACAGTAGCCTTCTGCAGATTCGGCAGGTCTGTCCCTTTTTCCATCAGCCAGTCCAAAAGCTGGCTGGTGCTGTTTGGATTCGAAAGTCCAGTGATCTTCTGAGCTTCCTCCGTCAACTCCAGAGTGCTCCTGGCGTCAAGCTCCAGCGCCCCTTCGATTAGATCGGTATCTACACGGACGCCATAGGCGTTCATTTGAACGTCCAACCTCCACTGGTCCTCTTCTTCCTCCGGTACCGGGAATGCGGACAGCCGCTTTAGGATCTCATGCTCTGTCACTACGTCTTGTCCACAGTATTCCTTGAACAGCTCCCATTTCTCCGGCGCGTGCCGTGGAAGGTTCCAGGTCCGGCCTCCGTTACTTTTCGTCGGCGTACAGGGGACGCAAAAATATCGGATCAGAGCCTTCCCAGTGGTCAGCTTCCGCTTATCCTGCGGCAGTCCCATCGCTTTCCCTGTGGCCTCCAAACCCGCGGTATAGCCGCAGTATAGGCCATGGACCATGGTACAGCGCCATTGTTCCAGCGGGGTCTCATACCCCGCCTGGTTTAGGCAGTACCATTCAAACGCCGCGTTATAGGCGTGTTT